TCTTTCTTTTTTTCAAGAGGGTTTCGCTACGAAATGCGTGTAAGAAGTAGTTATTGTAGTTCTGTTCCTTGACCTTTGCGATGCTCTTCTCAACGACCTTTTTGATGTCGGCAAATGATACTGGCGACTCTTTCTTCAGGTAGTGTTTCATTTGGCTAAAATACTGCTCTATAGGATTGGATCTGGGGTAATATGGAACTGTATATTGAATTGTATTCTTGGAGTCTGCTACTGCTTTTTTTACCTCTGGTGATTTGTGAAACATCGCATTATCCATAATCACCAGATTGTCTTCGTATTTGCCTGTGATAAACTCGTTGATAAACTCTACAAGACGCTCGGCATTCACCGCACCTTTTTCATAGATAGTCCAGCCGATAGTCTTCTTGTTTGTGATGGCTACAAGTAAAGAATAATGGGTGAATACCTTATTATCATCTGATTTGATATAACAACGCTTTCCAATATCACACCGAGCATATGATTGATGCAGGTTGGCGTAAATTGCGGTTTCATCTAAACAGATGATTTTATCAAGGTCGTATTTCCTTGCCTGTTTCAAATACTCTTGGACTTCTCCTTTATGATTTCTCTCCTTGCCCCTATAGAGTTTAGGCTCGTGCCGTTTGCGAAGACGCTTTCTGGTCTTATCATTATCTCGGAGCAATCTGCCTATATGTTCTCTTGATATATCGGCATCGGGATACTTACCAATCAATAGTGTTCTCAAATCATCCATAAAAATATCAGGCTTCTTGTGAAGTTCCTGTCGGAGAAAATCAATATACTCTTTCTTTACTTTGTAGGCAGTTCGCTGTCTTCTCGTAGTCCTAATAGGAGAACCCGTTTCTCTGTATGTTTCAATCCATCGCTGTAAAGAGGCTCTTTTACAATCAAAAACTTCACAGGTTTCTACTTGATTATCTGTTCGTAAAGCATACTTCACAGCGGAGAGTTTATAGTCTTCGGTGTGATGTTTTCCCATTTCTCCTTACTAAAAGTGCCCGTTTAAAATGCCCGTCGGTCTAAATCGCCTTAATCGTGCTCTTCAAGCACAGAAGCTGAAGACTATCAATGTTTGACCAAATAATCTTGATGCTGAGGGTCCCTGAGACGCCAACTGGGAAGGGGTAGGTCGTTGACCCATCGTGCTGCCCAGGGTTTAGAGGACACTCAATGGACTCACAGAGATCCGTGACAGTCGGTGTGAGAGGCAGGAAATTGTAGGTCGTCGACGTAGTTACAGAACCAGCTGTGATTGTCGTCGGGCTGGTGTAAAGAAGATTGAGTGTCATATTCTGACCGGCGGTAATTGTATCCGATGGGGTCTGTGACAGGGCGTCAATCGTGAAGAGACTCGGCTGTGCTGGGGTCGCACAGTTCGTGATGGCGGCATTCGTTAGCGTAGAGAGCGAAACAAGTAGAAATCCAAGTAGCATTTGATACTATGCTACTTGGAGTTGTATTCAATTTTATAATTTACTATCTATATTCGGTTATTATGCACTTTACGCATATAATCATACAAATTAATTGTATGAATGCATTTATTTATAAAGTATATTCCAAAATTCCTTTCATAAAAACAAGATCCATACTTATTTGTAGGTGGGATTGTTAAATATTTAAATATATCTTTCATGATTTTATTATTTACAATAAAAGAAGAATGTTGTGCTAAATTAAAATTTGTATCTATTATCTTCTCATAATCCAAACCGGATCCCTTTAAATTTTCTATACCCAGTTCTTTTATGCATAGATGCCAATTATATCCGCTATGACAATGAAACGTATATGCATTTGTATCATCTATTTTTTTTAAATCTATATAATTATTACTAACTGTACTATCTTGAATACAGAAATATGTATCAGCATTTGGATATGTATCTAATATATATTTCCAGGCACCATACTCATAATTCTTATTTTTAATCATATGTATCTGTACATCAGGAAAATCTTTCTCGATTTGTTTATAATACATAGTATCTTCACTATCACTATCGACTACATGTATTGCATATATATTATTATCTTTGCATATATTAATTTGATTTTTATATAATTCTTCTATACATTCGTGTAGTAAGGGATTCGGATATCTCGAACAAATACATATAATTATATTCATATAGTATAGTTACAAAATAAAATTATAGAGTTGCATCGAGAATCATACACAGGGTATCAGCCAAGTCGTCCTTCTTCGGCTGCTGCAGCCACCAGCGTAACCAATCCTGTTGATCCGAAACCATAGGGAACTTTCCGAGGTAATCCTTGACTCTCGCCTCTGCTCCTGCCTTTCTGTCCTTATACCCTGCATCACCCACTTCCGCGCCCTTCACCTTCTTTCCTGCGTGAACAAAGTGAAACGCTACCGTGAGGTCATTCGCTAGGAACCTCTCTCTCAGGGAGGCAAATATGAGAAGTTGAACCGTCTTCATCACGGGATTCTTCAAGACCGGCTGGTGCTCAATATAGACATCCTTGACTTCTTTGAGCTTAATCCAGTCCCGCGTAATCCATCCTCTGATGGCATCGTGCAACTGGGTTGTGTTGTCCGCGAACGACATCACAGATTTCTTCTTTAAGATGGGCATTGTCGCAATGGACTCCACGCGCTGCAACAGTACCGGACGCTGACCCTTGATATCTAAGCCCTTGGCTCTCAAGAACCCCTGGAGTTGCGCAATGGACGGAGCCTTCACAATCGGCTTTCCTGTGGTCTCATCGAAAATCTGCGAATCCTTCGGAATGTGCTTCGTGCAGACGAGACCTAGGGGCTGAGCAGCAATGGCCTTCGCCGTCTTTCCACAGGTTGTACAGACTGCCTTTATTTTATCGCTGTCATCCAGATTCGTTAGATTCACTAGAGACCAGAATTTGATGAGGGGCTTCTTTTCAGCATTCTGCTGCTGCTCTGCGACGCAATAAGCCAGATGCTTAATACCGATATCAAGAGCAAGCATCCTTTCTCTTGATAACGGGTATTCTTTATACGGTATATTTAGCGCTGCTTTCTACTTATGACTCGTTTGCGTCTCGTCATTCTCTTCTTTTGTTTGCCACCTTGTTGTGGTGGTTGAGGAGGCACTACTGGGGCCACTGGAGCATCGGGTTCATTAGGAATCACAGCAGCCACTGGATGCAATCCTTCCAAAACATTTCGTTTGATATTATCAATATTCTCACTATATTCTTCATCTTCATCTCCTCTAAAAAACCCTATGGCATTAAACACACGCTGACCACCAAGTACAACTGCTCGAGTAATGAGTTCATCCCAATCTTCTATATACTCTTCTTCAACAATAAGAAGAGTTGAAAGAATCTTTATGAGACCCAGATGAATTTGCGTAGGCTGGTTATCCGGTGGTAGGGCCTCCCCTCCTGAAAAAATATGATCTAAGTATTCAAATAATTCTTGTCTATACTCTTCTGGTACATTGTCACTTGGAAAATAATCATTGAGTCTTAGAATCGTATTCATATTCCAGTTGCGTTGTGAAAGATTTGCAGGGACTTCGGGTGGAAGAGCTACTGGCGCAGCTACTGGCGCAGCTACTGGCGCAGCTACTGGCGCTACTCCTTCTAAAAGAGGGGGAGGGAGTGGTATTAAAGGAGGTGCAGGTGCAGCAGCAAGGCCAGGGGCTCTATTAATCCATAAATCATAATCCGGGTCATTTTCTACGCCTTCTCGTTCATAGGTAGGATCATCATATCGCTTTGTCTTTGGTACAGGTATTGACCAATCTACCGCCGGCGGTGCTGGATTCTCTGCAGCAAAGGCTGCACCTGCATTATTCCCTGCGAGTGTTACCTTAGTTTCAGTGACTTTTTGTTCTGCAGCATCTTCCTCCCCTCTCCCCCCTACACCAATAGCGGCACGTCTATCTTCTTCTGCCTGTCTCTCCTCTGGACTCATAGCATCAAGTTTTCCTTGAAGTTCAGCGGCTCTGTCACTTCTAGCCTTTCCTCTGGCTGCCTCAACCGTCATTCGTTTTCTATTTTCCCATTCTATACGTGGTTGCGCCTCCGCCCACAACTTTCTAGCCATACCCATTAAGGTCGGATTCATAGGAGCCGCCTCAGCCGCTATTGCAGCCGCTAGACGTTCCTCATTGACATTTCTCAAGGTTCTATTTCTATACACATCACGAACCGCCAACATACGTGCGATCATTTCAGGTCTACCACCCCCTGGGCAACTACCATAATCAAATATCATTTGTGCAGGATTATCTGGATTAGGTATTGTACGTGCACTTATTAATTGATTCAAATCTAGACTAAAATGTTTATGACTATTACACGGCCGACCACATTCCACGCAAAATTCCAGGCGGACAAACCCGTCATTTAATCGGCGTGCAGCGGCTTTATATTTATCTATCATAACGTTTAGAACCCGATTTTTATCACAAAAGGGTGCATCTTCACTTACTTCTCTACCTGGATTTGGATTCAGGTGTGTCATAACAGCACATCCCTCACTACGTTCATCAAAGACTAAACAGTAGGGACACATCGTGGCGTGATAGATATTTCCATATACTGGGTCAACCGACTTCGTATTCTTTAAAATCGCATCAAACAAGGAGACTTGCATATTAAGCCCTGCTCTTGGTAATCTCGGGGCACTATATCTCTTATAAAACTCAGGGCTGACGATGGCGCGAATTTCACCCATAGTGAGCATCTTTTGACACGTTCGTGGATCCCTTGGATCATGAAGGTAACATTTTACTTCATAATCGTCCCCTGCCATCTTAGATTCTAATAGTGTTTCTAAGGTCTCTCTTGTGACCGCCTTGTCTTCAGCATGATTGTGGATATCATAGAGTTGCCCAGTGTCATAGGCGAAATCATCCCCTGTACGTAGGGCCTTGGCCTTAATGATATTAAGGAGTTTAATAGCTCTCTCTCTCTTTATTTCAACTTGATTGTCTCTACTAAAATAATCATTTGGGTCGTAAATCATTTCATCTAAACCAATTTTAGTAGGATATCTACTATCAGGATCAAGAGCTATACGCGCAATTGCATTGATAACAAGGTTCGTACAAGTTCTATAATACTTCATTTCATCTGATACATCTCCTTCATCTGGATTTGCTACATACCGTGACACTGCAAGTCGCTTCAATTCCGTTTCATCTATATCATCTGTATCATTCCCATCTATTTCAGAAATATTAAAATTTTGCAAGGATCTGTTATAAAAATATTCAATCTTTAAAGGAATAATAAGAATATTATTACCGCTTATATCCGTTGTATCACGCTTACCCAAAAAGTAATTCATTGCAATACGGTTATACCAGTTTAATTGAAAATCTGGATTATCGAACTTTCTTTCAGCCTCCTGTCTAGTCTGTGGCTTACCTGTCATTACATCATCACAATCATTATAACCCTGGAGTTTTGTAAAGATATTTTCAAATGTTTCATCAAGATTCACTTCTGGACTTTGGCTAATCTTAAAGCCACGTCGTAAATATTTCACTATTCTGTTGCGTAAGAAAGGATTTCCTTCAAGAAGTTTCATACAATAATCCTTTTGCAGAAAGCCCTTCTTTTCCCGAATGTGATCCGGATGCGAGGCATAGACGTGTTCCCCATCAAACCAGACCTGGCAAAATGTCAAGTCGAAATTGTTCACAACGGCCAAGGGTCCCCGCTTATTGCGTACACACATAATGTCAATGGCTGGAATTTTATCCTGTATATAGTTTCTGTGAAACGTATAGACCTTGCGGATTCCGTTTTTTCTTAAGAAGGAACTGCAATATATGGATGCCGTGCGCACCCTATAGCGAATTGCAGCAAATACAGGTTCTATTTCTACCATTTCCGATATGAAATGTTGAATCGAATCAGCAGATGTATATATATCCATATCGTATGTCCTGAATATTCTCGCATCTTGAGGCTGACAAGCCGCTAGAACGAAGCCTCCAGAAATGAGAGACTTTGTGTCTTTCAAGAGTTGAAGAAGTTTCGGAACCTTGTCGCCGAAGTGTACATTTAATTGTGCCTTCACTAAGGGGGCCCATTCATCCACGCGAGTTCCTTCCATCTATGTTCCATCAATATTTAGATTGATTAAAAATTAGCGTTCAGTAATGAACTCTAATTTTTAATTTTAAAAATCGTTTAACCAGAAGCTCCATATACGCTGTTGCGCGGATTGAACGACTGATTTCCAAGAGATGTATATTCACGTCCACGAGGAGTATTGCGACCACCCTGGAAAACGGTCGTCTTTTCAATTCTCGGTCTAGGAGATATTTGGGAACCCTGGCTAAAGGTGCCAAAGAGCTCAGGAAGTTCCTCTCTACGTCCCAAGCCAATGTTGCTGCGAACACCCGAAGAACTGAAAGAACATTCATACTCATTGCACTTCTGGAAATACTTCTGTCCAAGAACTGTATCCGCCATAACGTACTGCGCCCCCGCTCTATCACCCTGGCGCTTTCTTGAGACCTCAATGACCCCCGTGGCATTGTGCTGGAGCCATTGACGCATTGAGTTTCCGTATTTGGACGGACCGACATTCTTCGCGCAATGCGAGGTGTAATCCGTGATTAGACGGGCATCCGACATATTTCCAGCGTATCCAGGATATCTCATATCATCCACAGGTGCAGTTTTCTTCTCAGGGGCTTTTATTCTTTGCGCGGCCTTAGCCAGAGTATCTTCGTTGATAATCGGGCTAAATCTTGGAAAGGTTGCTTTACGGAAATGCTCTGAATCCATATCTACTATACTGCAGTTTTTAGAAGTTCGCCTCAGATACATCTGAGGCAAGAAGGCTACCCTGGATTCCCTGAGGAGCATCCGCCTGAGCTACAAGTGATGTGCCTACTACATCAGATGATGTACTAGCACCAATGGAAGCCTTCTTAAGAATCTCAATGAGGTCCTTGCGTCTAGTTCCAGTCGGTACAGCGATGGAGTTATCCTTGGCAAGTGACTGGAGCTCCTTTACAGTGAGAGAATCAAGGTCCGGAGACAACTTCGTGACATTGATGGCAGGTACAGTGGCATTCGTTAGAGA